AGCCATTCAGTAGTGTCGTGTGAACCCGCTCTGAGTTCCCATGCCCCTACAAGGGCTGCTGTCGCTGTTCCGCCTAATGTTAATGTGCTTGCCATATCTTTTCCTCCGTATTATTTTTTCCGCAAATAACCTCACTTTAGGTTACGAATGCTCCCTTGTGCTCCAAAGAAAGTTGTCCATACCTCACCCATAGTTCGGTAAAGTCCTTCCTGTCCTAGTCTGTTAATTGCGAATGGGTCGCCTGTTTCGATACCTGACTCAAAGTATTGAGTCGGAATTGCTGTGCTAAAGTGTAGATAGTCTGTATCTAGATAGTAGATTTTTGATAGGTTACCATCATCGTCCATATCTTTTGTTGGGATGATAGGTACTCCGTTGTATGTTGCAACTATGAATCCTGCTTCCATGCCCGGAACACCCTTTACACCATTGTAGGTTGGGGTAACTCTCTTCTCTTCCATGAATCGCTGTTGTGACTGCAATAGTTGTTGTAGTCTCATCAATGTATCATATCCAGTTAGCATGACCTTTGGATTTCCACCACGTACCCATATCTTTTGGAATAGGTCATCTATTTGGTCTAGAGATAAAACTCTGTCTGCTCCAGCAGTACCAAGGTTGGTTTCTGCATCGGACCATGAGTTAGCAGACCTGTCTATTGAATAGATATCTAAATCCCCTGCTGCTGTTACCCAATTTGAGTCTTGACCCATTGTAGAATCGCTTGCTGTGATTCTGTCTAATGACTCGAAGTTGTTTCCAACTGGTGTATCAGTGTCTACAAGAAGCATCTTGTTGACCATCTCAGCGTGGTGCTTACCCATTTCTTCCTTAAGAACTGAGCGTATGTCACCCATTCCATCATCCTTGTCTGCAAGGAAGATTGCTGTCTCGGACATATCGAACGTGTGTGCGATTGTCTTTGGTTTTGCAGCAATGTGCTGGAAAGTAGGTTTTACTGTCTCAGGTAGTGTTGCGTTCTCTGCAACTCCACCGTGTACAACACCAGCGTTTGGTCGGCCGGTGATAACGCGCCATCCTGACCTGTCCCATGGTTTCTTTGGTAGTATTGAGAAGGCGTTGAACTCTTGGTTCAATTGTGACCAAACCTTGCGACCATAGATTGCTTGGTATGTTCCGCCTGTTGTGGACAGCATAGGGCTGTCAGCCTTGAGTAATTCACTACCAGTGTATGAGTAACCCATTGCGTTACCTGCTCCATAGTAGTATCTTTCCATATCTGTTATTGTTCGTACATAATCTCTTGCCATTTTAATTCCTCCGATTTATCTTATTCTCTAATCTATTCACTCCGGATTAAATGCCTTAGATGCCAAGTGATGTACTTCATCCCATGACATCTTTGCCATATCCTCTGTTGAAGGTACTACGACTGATGTAGTGTCTTCTGATTTTTCAATTGTTTCTCCAACTGCTGCTGGAGTAGTAATAGTATCAATGCGCTCTGATAATGCGCTGATTGCCTTTGTTATTTCGTCTAGAGGACCACGTGCATCGTATTCCGCTGCTTCTGCCTTTGTAATTTCCTCTGTACGCTCTGTTGCAAAGCGACTTGCGAACTGTGTCTCTAGAGAGCCACGGAACTCTTGCTCCATTGCTGCTGCCTTATAGACCTCGTATGCTGCTTCAATATCTGAGTCCGATAGAGTTGCTGGGTTGATAAAGTCTGATTTCTTTACTGAACCAGTAGTCTTACCTAGAGCACCAGTAGATGGGTTTCCACCTTCCTGCGCTCGACCCTTGACCTGTCCAGTCATCTGAACTGCCATTGCATCTAATTCTTCAGGTGTAGAACCTAAGTTTGCTTTTTCTAGACCATCGAAGTGAGCACGTGCCTCTGTAGTATCTACTCCGGCACTCTTTAGAGTGTCTTCCATCCAGTTAAGATAATCGGATGTAATAACGTCTGAGTACTCTGACTTCTCTACAGACTCTTCTACATCTTCTTTCTTCTTATCGTCTTTCTCTTCCTTATCGTCTTTCTTGTCTTCAAGGAAAGCAGGTTTTTCACCTTTCTCCATGTTGTCAAGTCGGCCTTCTAAGCGAGATAGGACGTCGCTCATTTGCTTCATCATATCATCATCATCGTTTTCTGTTGTTGTCATTTTTTCCACTTCCGTATCTTCTTTTAATATACTAAATGTTGCTTCAGGGTTAATGCCTTTTTCACAAATCGTTATTTCATGAAGTTCCAGTTTACTTATTTCTTGGTAATCTCCTCGTTTTGCATCAGATTTTCTGACTCTCTTAAACGCTTGACCACCGATACTGAATCCTCTGAGAATACCTTTTCTAATCTCTGCTGAGACTTCCTTGGCTTTCTCGATGTCGTTACGGAGTTGTACTACTACAAACATCCCGACATCATCGACTTCGCTTTTCCACAACCTCCCTTCGCTATCTGTGTAATTCGGTACTACGTCTCCAACTTGTATATTACTATGAGCCAATTGAACATTTCTATATGACGGATTTTCCATGAATTTCCGAAATGCGTGTTTCAATGCCTCCTTTGTTATTACGTCGCCTTGCTTGTCTACAACTTCCACGCTTGCGTAGCCAGCGACAATGAGGTCATTACCACCCTTGAGGATGGTGATTGGTTCATCGCCATATCTGAATCGCTGTAGATTACCGAGCACACTAACCACTGTTATGTATAACCTTACTACTTAATTGCTGCGAGACTACTAATCAAGGTTTCTTTCATCAAAAACGCTAGACTGCGCCGCAATTTCCTTCTTTTTCTGTTTTCTACCCGGATAATCATCAGGCTTCTCCAAATCCTCAGTAGGTCGATTCTTCATATCCCAATCAGGTAATGATTGTTCTGCGGTAAGCCTAGTTGGTCCTCTAGGGCTTTCCACACCACCACCGACATCTATACCCAAACCTCTACCTGCTAGATTACTATGACCCTTTTCTATCTCATCAAGTAACTTTTCCATAATCAACAATGCTTTGTACATTTCTTTTTGTGGTTTCAATAAGATATTCTTATCTTTTTTAGGTTTTAATATACCAGCGCTCTCTTCTTCTACTCTTTCTTCATCCATCTCTGGTTCTATTTGAGATTCTTCTTTCAACAAGTCTTCTAAATGAGAACCCCAATAAGGCTCTAGACTCTTTGCTAATCTTATAGAATAATCAGAATTAGTTAAACTACCTATCGCTGATACTGGATTAACAGCCTTGCCTTCTACAATTTCATACTTCACTAAATCCTCAGGTAAATGAATAATAAAATATCCATTGTCTATTTCAGTAGCAAATGTAACGTGATAATCAACTTCACTCTTAGCCAAGATAACCCATTTAGGATGTTTCTCTTCCCCTTTCATGTATGTAGACTTTGCATCACGAAGCATAATCTTATCAGATTCTTTCCCTAAATCCTTGACAGCGGCCTCTAACCCAACCTCATCAGTAATTCTAACATCCGATGGGCTAGGTATGAATACAGGATGATAACTTTCAAATTGTCCTCTTAGTATCTTTATTCTCTCTCTCGTAGTTAATTCAGTAACTTCATCATCATCGTAGTAAAGAATATCATTTACATAAAACTCATCATCTTTTAGTATACCATCTATAACATAGTCTTTCTTACAAACTAATTTTAACGAATCTTTAACATCATCGTCTAATGGTATTTTTTTACCTTTTTCATCAAATATGATTATTCTGTTATTTTTCTTTACAACCTTGCATCTTGTACCGTCGACTAATGTTGAAACTACCCATTCACCAGTAAATCCTCTTAATTGATTTAAGTCATCTAAATCAAATATACGATGTAACGGGTCGATTAAGGGTACTTCTTTAGGTAAATCGGCTTTACCAATTTGTTGAGGATTATCGGCATATGATGTACCAGTAATAGGATTAGTTTGATTCCAAGCAGGTTGTGTTTGTAATATTCTAGGGTTTGTAATATCCACATTACCTATGACATTATCATATGTACCTTCACCAAATATATGATACCATGCCGCTTGAGGCATACTTGGATACGCAGAAGTTTGAGGATTGCTACCCACAACAGGTCTTCCATCTCTTTCAAACTCAAAACCAACTGTTGGTTCTGCCACATGACCGTGTTCTCTAGGCCAATTAGCATGAAGCAATATTCCATCTTGAGATTTTAGTGGCTTCAAAGGTGCAGTAGTGAAATCTACTGTTGGTTTTTGTTCTAGTTCAAAAGGTGTAAATTGATTGTTTTTTCCTTTGTCAGCAGATTGCTCATCATACGTTATTATATGACTTGCTATATCTTTGTAAGAAGCGTGCTGATTATTGGCATTTTTCATCGGTTTACCTTTCTTATTTATTTCTCTCGGATGTAATGGGTCTTTCGATTCATAATGAGATAAACCATAATGTTCCAATTCATTTTTATCTAAAACTGAACGTTTGCTACTAGGTCTTACTCTTCTTTTAATTTGATTTAAGGTACGATACGAAGGTATTGATTCAGCAACAGCATTAGGTTTACTCATATTTTCGTATAATGTTCTGTTATCTCTCTTTTTAGGTATAGAGTTTCTATAATTTTCTAATGTACTATCCATATGTGCATATAAATCAGTAACACCACCTCTACTCAAAGTATCCATGTGTTCACTTCCTTGAGGCATAATTTCTTGACCCCACGTTGCAATCTGTCCCAACGACGCTGCTCTAACTGGACCATTTAACGAAGATAAATAATCTCTAACATAATTTTGATGTGCATCATCATTAGGTAAACCTAGAACTTTTAGTGCTTTATCAACTTTCATAGTTGGATTTAATTCGTGCATCGTTCTACCACTTTGATGCATCATATCGAATATACTTGCTACGTTTTTATGAAACGAGCCACCTTCCATTTCTTCAATGGATTTCCTATCACCCTCAACTATGTGATATCCCATAGTTGTAATATTATGATTGGGGTCATGAATAAGACCTCTACCAGCGTCTTCCCATAATCTTTGAGAATTATGCATGAACTTAATCGGGTCGCTTGGGTCAAAAGCACTTGGGTCATGTTCTAACACCATTGGAAGTAAAACGGTTTTAGCATACTCTGCTTGTGCTTGTTTATCTGCTAATCTTTTATTGTAAAAGTCTATACTTGGTTGTTTTGTGATACTACGTCCTAATGTTAAGTCTCTCATCTCATTAGGATATAGTGAATTATTCAATTCTGTAACTCTGTCCTCTGCTCTTTTAATTTCAAGAGTATACCAATCATCAATATTTAGTTTAGTTTTTTTACCTAAATACGATAATGCTTCTTTTTTGTCCATTGATTTAAATGTATTATGATGATATGGATTTTTTATCCAATCTAAATATTCCTCAGCATGTTGTAAATCTTCATAAAATGGTTTTAAATTAAATGACGTTGCTGTTTTGCCTCTTTCGTTTTTAGTATCAAAATCACTTAATTGATTGTAATTAGTTGATAACTTTGAATCTAATGTATGTCCATCGTCTTCACTTTCTGCACTACCTGCATCACCCAGCATTCTTAGATATTCAGGATGTGATACACCCATAGAGGTTCTTTTATCAGGGTCAGCAAATAATTCTTCATACGATGTTACTCCCCAGCCGG